TTGTCCACAAGATTTTTGTAGCTCATTAGTTAGCTCTCCACCAAAGATTTAAGCCTCCGTTAACTCTCAATGGTTTAACCAAGTTTCTAACTACTACTGGCAGTTTGTTTGCACTTTTAACAAGTGTTAATTTAATACTACCAACAGAAAGATCTTTAACAGATCCTGTATCATCTAACAAGCCATCATTGTTTAGTAGGTGATAAGACAACTCGTAAACAGCTTTTAAAACTCTATCGGGAACTGTAGTTTCTGAAAGAATTACTTCTTTACCTAAACGTGGGTCAAAATAAACACCGAATCTTGGAAAAGCAAGAGATTGAGAATCACTTACGGCATAACCGACCCAATCTAAAGCATCAAGCAAACCTGTAGCAGTCACTAATGCTTGTGCTTTTTGATCAGGAACGGCAGTCGTCCAAGCAGCAACATCTATACGATCTGCAAAATAGGTGTTAGCTTCTTCTACAGTAGCGTACGAGTTTACATTTTTAACGAGTGCCATAAGTGTTCTCCTTAGTTATTAAGCATGGAACACAGGCAGAATGCCCAAGCTGAGCGCTGAGCTAGCTTTACGTGCCCATACACCGCCAGTTGATGCTAACGTGCCGGAAACGACAGTTGACAAAGTCCTCTGTGTAGTACCTTCCAGGACGCTAACATAGTCTGTATCAGAAGGGAAAGCGTCTTGCGAACCAGCCCAATTGTAGCCGGCAGGATGCACAACATAACCCCAACGATACCAAACAGCGGTAGTACCACCACCTTTATAAGCAGCGGCTTTACGCTCAATTTCAACACTGTCAGGAACAGCAAGAGGTTCCATAGCCAGTGCACCAGGAAGAACAATGAAAGAAGTCTTAGAACCAACAATGTCAACACCAGCGCCAGTATTAAGCTTTGTTAGCTCAGCAGAGCTAAAACCTTGGGAAGCACGAGTCTGAATCAGACGGAACTTACCTTGGAAGATTGTGTTGAAAGTGATATTACCATCAACAACGGTAGTGCTATCAACCAGATTCGCAGAACGCAAAGAAGCCACGATTTCAGGAGAGCAGACAAGATAAGCATAATCAGGCTCATAGTCCTTATAAGCCATTCCAAAGGCTCTCAAGAAACCTTCAGCTCTTGCAGCACCTTGAACAGCAGCGGTTGCATCAACAATAGGCTTGTTTGCGCCGAGGTCTACATAGAAACCATAACGCTTATTGGTCGGATCGTTATCAAAAGTTTGACCGCCAAGACCTGTGTTGCCAGAACCTGCAGCACAACCATTAAGTGCTTCAGAAATAGCAACACCACGCAGCACAGACAGCACTGCATTGTGCTCATCTTGAGCTTTTGTTTCACCAAAGTCACGACCGATCTTGGCAAGGCCGTCCACTTGCGTGACAACTTGTTGCATATTGACTTTGTTAGCACCATGCGTACGCACAGTCTTAACATAGTTAACATACTCAGAGCTGTAAGAAGTACCCGTACCATCAGCTGCATCTGTCAAAGAGGCAACGTTAATGGTAGGGTTCAAAGGCTTATACCAACGGACTTGACCGACAAAAGTTTCGGTAGAAGTATCGATAAGGGGATTAGAACCAACAATACCAGTACCAGAAAGCTTTCTAGCTGTAGTATAGGCTTCGTCAGAATAAGCACTAATTGCTTCCTGAAGAACAAAATTGTCGGCACCCGCAACGTTAACACGAACAGTCATTTTATTATCCTAGATAGCTAGGAAGGTTATTTTCTCAATTTGCCTTCTCTAGCGAGTTTCAAAACTTCGTCTTGCGGTAATTCGAAAATAGATTTTCCGGACATACCACTCGAAGAATCTTTAACCTTAGTTGTCGAACTGCCAGAACCAGAAGATACTTTAGGTTTAAGCAAGAAAGCATTGTTTTCATCGTCTGCAAATTGCTTTACAAAATCCTTTAGAGATACACCCGATTTGTGTCTCCAAATTCCTTTGTCATCTTGGGCGAGTTGATCTACAATTTCACGATATGCCATACTGAAGGCATTTTCATTTTTGAAAGAGTAGGTGCTTAGCGCATTTTTGAGGTCCATGTCGCGTGTTAGTTCTACGACACGTTTTTCATATGCAGCTCTCTGTGCCCTTTCTTCTGCAAGTTGCAGTTCAAGTGCTTCCTTATGCTTACCATCCTCTTGGAGTCGCTTGATCTCTTCTTGTTTCTTAGCTTGCTCAATCTCAGCAGCTTTGCGCAAAGCTTCATCTCTAACGCTATATGCTTTGTCGAGCTTTAGCTTAATATCTTTAACAGCCTCTTGAACACGAGATTCTATAAGTTTCTCAACAGGGTCTGCTGAGCCTGCTGCAGTGTCCTTGTTAGTCTCGGTTGTGCTCTTGTCAGATGAAGAGTCATCGACGTTGTTTTGATCTTCTTGATTTGTATCAGTTGACATTTTGTTTCCTTGAGTACGACTCATTTAATAAAGATACAATCTTTATTTTAAAATCAGATGTTATCTGTGGAGATTCTCACCTGGGTTAATCTAACGGGATTTGGCTTAGCCAACACCGTACCATCCATAGTCATTGGAAAAGCCTTTAGGAATTTCCTTTAAAATATCTTTTCTATTCAGTATGTCTTTTTCATTTAAAATTTTATCACCAACTCTAGATTTTCCTGGAATAGGTATTAAACCTTTTTCAATAGCTTCTTCAAGATATTTATCATATAACTCCTTAGGCAAACCTCTGGCTTTCATTTCATCTAGCGTCATCTTGATAACGTTCTTGTCTAATACATCTGCATAAATCTCTTTTAGGGCTGACCTTGCAGTAAGCATGTCTGCGGCATTAGTAAAGAAAGCATCATGAATAGTAGAAGTTGGAACACCTGTTTTCTTGCCCCAAAGATGAAACTTTTTAACAATTACAGCATCATTAGAGTGATTGCCATTAACTGCGAATGCTGTTCTTGCACGCGTCAAATCAGCAATGTCATTAATCTTTCCTGACTTGTTAATCAGCGTATCTACCCACGATATCTCGGTTTTCTGCGGTAATTGAAGTATATTAGTAGTCCAGTTACCGTATTTATCCTTATAAACAAGCCGTTCTTCAAAAGACTGTGTAAAATTTTGTTCAATAATTTTTCCATCAAAATTTACCCAAGGAACGTTAGTCCAGCTTTTAGGTAATTTGTTGGCCTTAAACACTTCAAATCCACTGAGGGAGACTTCTTTAGCTAAAGCGCCTTTTTCAATATCAATTGTTGGAACAACAACTTCAGTCTTAAAGTACTTAGCTCCAGTCCTACGGTATTCAGGAGAGTCTACACCAAAAATCAGCTGCGCTAAGTTACCATTAGGATCCCAGAATCCGAATCTTTTTAGAATCTTTTCTGAAACAGGTTCTCCAGCTTTTATTCCTAACAATCTGCTTATATTATCAGGTAACACATAGCCTTTTTTCTTAGTACCAACAAGTTGTGTCTTTGCAATAGATTCCCAGTCAAAATTACTACCTGAAGGTTTTGCATTTGCCAAATAATCTTCAGCTAGCCTGCCAAAATACCTGGTAAAATCTTTAAGTATAGGGACTTGCTCTGATAAGTATTCACTCATGATTCTAGCAATTGCTTTAAAATCATCAGGTGTAACTACTTTTTCGTATGACTGAGATAGCTTCTCAACAAGTTCTTTTGTCTTAGGTTCTAAAAAATGAAGCTGGTCTAAAATTTCATCTCCAGGATCTAAGCCTTTATTAAAGATGTCTCTGACATTCTGTCGTAATTGACGAAGTTCTTCAGCAGTTTCTGGGTCGAATTTTTCGTATCTTGCAATTCTTGCAGAAATCTCATTAAGAACTACATCTCTTTCAGAAGCCTTAACAACTAAAACATTTTCTTGCTTATCTAAAACCTTAGACAATTTGCCCTCGACGTTTAGACCACTAGTCTTTTCGCCAGCACCGTAAAAGGTCACCATGTTCTGCGCCTTAGAAGCTTTTCTTAAATCCTTTTCATTTAAACCTAATTTTTGGTTAAGCTCTCTGAACCTAGGATCATTATAAGTTAATGCTGCAATTTCGTCATACAAACGTTTCTTTTGATTTGTAGGAACTACATTGCTAAGTTCTGCCAGCTGTTTATTACGAGTCGTTAATGCAATGATCTGAGCACCAGAAGATGAAGCATCTTGTTCCAAAGCTAGCGCTGTTTTGTAATCACGAAGCCTCTGAAGGTTTTTAACTGAATACTTTGAACCGAGACTGTCAGTTGCTAAGTAATTGTCAATTTTAGCGGTCTCTAACGCAAAACGCAAAAACTTATTAAGTTCTTCACCATCAATCTTTTGAAAGATTTCAGATTCTAAAATAGCACGAATGTCTGCTGGTTTCTTCCTAAGCATGTGATTGCCAATACGAACAAGCTCAGGACGCCACTTTTCCGCTATTTTTTGTCTTCCCGTAATTGATAGAGAATTAAATTTTCCTTCAAAGTAGTCGCTAAGTCCTCCTAAGAAAGATCCGATCTGATCTTGAAAGTTCTCAAAATCTTCTGGACTAAAGTTCTTAGCTACATCTGTATTTAGAAAGGGTCTAAATGTTTCACCAGACTGAGGACCGATTAAACCACGATCATAAATACGTGCTCGATGATCAATAAAAGGGTGATTACTAAAAGCCTTGTCATCTTTACGAAGCCATTCCATAGTCTTGAAACGCTCATAAGCGTCGCCACGACTGGAAATATATTTTCGATATTCATTCAAATCATTATACTTTTTAGCTTGACCCTTGTCGTCCTCAAAGTATAATAATTTTTGTGTAAAATCAAAATAGTCTTCGTCAATTTTATACTTAGCTTTGGAAGCCCAATTCAAAGCATCAACTAGATTTTTGTCTACAAATTCTTCAGGAAAATCACTGAAGCTGCTGGTTGATGTAATTGGAATTCTTGTATCTTCTAACCCTAAAATTCCTCTATCAATGAAATATGTTTTGTAGCCTTCTCTAAATAAAAGCCTATTTTTGTCTTCTGTTACAGAAACTCGAAGACCAAGTTCAACTTTTCTATTTAACTTAGCATACTCTTGAATTCTAGGATCTACAATTCTAATGTTATAGGATAACGCATCATAGTACGGACCAAAGTATTGACCGCTTAGTCTGCTTTTCATTCTTCTCTTTTGAACACCGAAAGTTTCAACTTCAAAGAATTTCTTAACATTCTTAGCTTCTAAGAGCTTCATGCCAAGCTCATACCATTGACGTCGATTTCCATTAAAATTTGCAAGATTGTAAAGGTCTCTGCCTAGCGAAACCGCAAAGCTGTCTCTATCTGGCGAATCTGCTAAACTTAACCTATGCGCAAATTTCAAATAAAACTGTTGTAAATTTCGATCAGTAACTCGTCCAAGTATCTTAGCAGGTATCTTGTAATCAAATACTGTTCTTAATTCTTGCGCAATTTTAGGAGCTGTCTTATCTTCCCACTTATTTCTTGCAAGAATATTAGAAATGAAATCATCATGAAGCTCCTGTAACTGTGTAGGACCTAAAACAGGATCTAAGTAGTTATCCTGAAGTAGCTTCTTTAAAACATCAGAATCCTTGCGAATCTGAGTTTCAATAGCATCCGAAACGTTCATTACATCAAACTTTATTTGACCTTGAACTACCGCTTTGAAATTTGTCCAAGGCTCTTTGTTATCTCTATATCTGCTAAAGATAATTCGAAGATTGTCTGCGACAACAGCTCTTTCGTTTACACTCATCTTGTCAGAAAGACCATCCAAAACTTTAAATATAAATTCCCTGTCTCTGTCCAGTAACTTATCACTTTCTTGGATAAGTCTTGTGTTGTTAGCCAAGACAGCTGAATTTGGTTGATATAATCTAACGTCTTCATATCGTCCTGTTATTGGATTAAACTTTAGTTGATCTTCTCTAGGCGGAGACGTCAGAACTCGAGTTTTAACACCACGTTTAACATTTGTAAGAACACCTCGATAGTTAGTTAATGACAGTGTCCCGTTCAATTCTGCGCTTTGTAACAAGTAATAATCTATCAATGTTTTTCGAAGTTTTTCATCATTGATAAAATCATCGGGACTACTTGCGCCCAATTGCATTGTATCTAGTTTCTCTTTTGCAATTGCAAACTTTTTAGTGTCGTTAGGAAGCGTATAGCCACTGTCTGTAAGAGCTCTTAATTCTTTTATGCCAACAGAGTTACCATCAGCATTTGTGAATTTATCTACTTCAAGCTGTCCTGATCTAAACAGCTCTACCTTTTGATAATCACCAAGATGCCTTAACTGAATTGCTTTATCTTGACGTAACAACCATGAATTGTAAGATTCACGTAAAGGTGTCTGTCCGTCGTAATATGCAATTTGATCTTTGCTTAGATTTTCAATATTACGTCTGCGAATTTGAGCAACACCTTCTAGTTTTGAAATATCTTCCCAAGATTTAAATACAGGAACGGTTGTAGATCTACAGTTAAAATGTGCAGGTGGCAAATGTACAGTATCTGTGGTGTCATAAATCTTACCGTCTCTATGAATGCAAATCGGAGTAGTCCTAGAATCTAACACAGAAACATACTGCCAACCTTTAATTGCTTTCTGATTCGCCTTATATACCTCTTGATCTGTTTGTGATGTTACAGAGGTAATGGCTGTTATAACAAGTCCTCGTGATTGGGCTCTTGTTATATTATGAATATTTCCCTTACGGATTTCTAATGCTATTTCATCAATAGTTTTATTTTCTGCAATACCTTTTCGAATAACAGCATCAAGTCTTTTCTTTTCAGCAGCACT